GTGCACAGCAGGCTTCTTGAAGCCGCCGAGACGGCTTCGGCGCTTGGTGGCGTGTTTATCGGCCCGGTATGGGATACCAGCGTTGCCGACATGCCGCTCCTGCGCGTGGTCCAGGCCGACGCCGCTCTCCCGGAGTTTCGCTGGGGCCAGCTCGTGGCCGTGACACTGTGGCGCGTGGTCGAGGATGACGGATCTACGGTCTGGCGGCACCTTGAGCGGCATGAGCCGGGCGTGATCCTGCACGGGCTGTACCGCGGCACGACGACGGAACTTGGCCGCCGGGTGCCGCTTGCCTCGCATCCGGCGACGGCTGATCTGCAGGAGGTCGTGACGCTGCCTCCGCAGATGCAGGACACGCTGGCGATCCGGTATGTGCCCAACATGCGCCCGTCGCGGGTGTGGCGAAGCGATCCGATTGGGACGTATCTGGGCCGCAGTGACTACTCGGGTAGCGAGAGCNTGATGGATGCGCTGGATGAGGTCTACACATCGTGGCAGCGAGATATTAGGCTCGCCAAGGCGCGGTTGACGGTGCCCGANACGTGGTTGCAGCCTGTTGCGATGAGTGGCGAAGGGAAGACGGTGCTTCGTTTTGACGAGGACAAGGAGCTATTCGTCGCACTGCCGATGGATTCCACCGAAGGTGCGCTGACGGCGACGCTGTTTCAGCCTGCGATCCGCTTCACGGAGCACGAGCAGACCTGCCTTCACTACCTGGAGCGCATCATCAGCGCCGCCGGNTACAGCCCGCAGAGCTTCGGCCTGCACATTGAGGGCCGGGCCGAATCGGGCACCGCACTACGCATCCGCGAGCGCAAATCGCTCGTCACGACGGCAAAAAAGCGCCGTTACTGGGAGCCTGCGCTGGCCGATGTGCTCTGGATGATGCTGGTGCTCGACCGTGAGGTATTTCGGAGCGGCGTGACGCCGTATCGTCCGGCGGTGGCGCTGGCAGACAGCATCGCCGAGAGTACGCAGGAGGTGGCGCAGTCGATCGAGCTGCTTTCCCGTGCGAAGGCGGCCTCTACTCGCACGCTGGTCGAGATGCTGCATCCTGACTGGAGCGACGAGGAGATCGACGCCGAGGTGCAGCGCATCCTTGAGGAGCAAGGGCAGTACGTGCCTGATCCTCTGCAGGTGGGGATTGACTGATGCCNACCTCACCCGCCGCTTGGGAAGCCGCCGCCGTCGCACTACGGCGCATTTACGCCGACGCCGAGGCACGTCTGCTAGAGCGGATCGCCCGCCGCCTTGAGCGCGGCATCGACGATGATCCGTATTGGGCCGAACAGAAACTCCAGGAGGTGCGCTACGTCCAGCGTGAGATCGAGGATCTGGTCGCCCGCTTGGAGCGGGAATCGCGGCGCGAGATCGAGACTGCGGTCGTCGAGGCATACGAGGGCGGCGCACTTGAGGCGGCGCGTGATATCGCGGAGGTGGTGGATCGGCCCCTGCGCGAGGTCGTGCGTGTGAGCCGCCTTGGCGCTGTCGAGAGCATCGTTGAGGAGGCGGTCGCACAGGTACGCTCGACGCATCTCCGCATCCTGCGTGTAGCCGACGACATCTACCGCCGCACGATTGCGGAGGCGACGGCGCGGGCGGCGACGGGGGCGATGACGCGGCGCGAGGCGGCGCAGATGGCGCTGAACCGCTTCGCCGATGCGGGCATCACCGGATTCCGTGACAGAGCGGGGCGAAACTGGAGCATCGACAGTTACGTTGAGATGGCGACGCGGAGCGCTACAGGGCGGGCGGCGATCCAGGGGCACATCGACAGGTTGCAGGCCAACGGGTATGATCTGGTGATCGTGAGCGATTCGCCGGATGAGTGCGACCTATGTGTTGTCCCCGGCACGCTTATAGAGGGGCCAATGCCCACGTGGCGTTGCCGACTTGAATATACTGGCGACGTAATCAGCATCACCACGGCCGCAGGAAAGAATCTTACGGGAACGCCAGATCACACGGTGTTGACTGACAGGGGGTGGGTCAGACTCAAGGACCTTAACCCAGGCGACAAGGTCGTCAGCTACTTGGGGGAGAAGAGCCTCGCGGGTATCGTGCCAGATCACGTAGAGATGCCAACCCCGGTCGAAGAGGTAGGCAAAGCGGTCGCGCCACTTCTTCTTGCGGGCCCAGTTCGTCGTAAATTCAACGGCAACAGGGCCTATCGCGAAGTCAAGATTGTATGGCCCGACAGCTTTTTGCTGAACGAAGTCAACACCGCGCTCTTTGAGCCATTCGGCGATCTGGGCTTCGTAGGCGGACTCGGATTCAATGGTCCGCGCTCGATGCTCTGCGATCTTGCGCTTGGTGGCATCGGAGTGGTGACTTCCGCGCCAAGCGTCATGGGCAGCCCTGACGAGTTCCTTGCGCTCCTCTTCAGTCATGGATGCGTAACGGGTCTCCAGCCCTTTTCGGGCCAAAGCCGACCTTTCCTCGTGGGTCAGTTTGGCCATGTAATCGACGACACCGTGATGCTTGGGGCGAGCCTTAACGCCAGCGCGACGCAGGTAATCGCTGACTGCCCGACTGCTTATACCAAACGCGGGGCCGAGCTGTTTAGTGCTCTCTCCGGCGAGATAGCGGCGCACGAGTTCGTCGGCTTGCTCGGGAGTCAGTGCCCGGCGGACAACTTTAGGGCGACGGACGCCACGTTTCGACATGAGGGATTTGAGATAGCTGACGCTGATCGAGAAGGAGGCCGCTATCTCTTCAATCGGCTCCAAGGTCTGGTAACGCTTGATGAGATCGTCGATGTCAGCATCCGTAAGTTTTCGGGGCATGTTTGGGACCTCCAGACTGCACCGAGTTGGTATGTATCTAACGGGATTATATCGCACAATTGTAGGCCGTGGGAAGGGCGTGTACTGTCGCTCTCGGGCATGACGCCGGGATACCCAACGCTGGCCGAAGCTCAAGGATCGGGTCTGTTTCACCCGTCATGCACCCATAGTGTGAGCGCGTACATTCCCGGGCTCACGGAGCGGCCAAAGAGAGCGCAGCTTGCGAATCCGGGAGGCTACGAAATCCGCCAGCAACAGCGCTACAATGAACGCATGATCCGCAAATGGAAACGCAGAGAAGCGGCGGCGATCACGGATGAAGAACGTGAGTTCGCCCGTCGCAAAGTGCGCGAATGGCAGGCGATTCAGCGGAAGCACCTGGCACTGTCCGGGCGCGAATTCCAGCGTGACTACGCGCGGGAGTCGATCACTCGCGCTCGTTGAGAGGGATTATCTGCGCNTTCTTCGTCCGCGGCTCCGTCCCCGGCTTAATCGGCACCTCGCCGATGCGCTTGTCGCCCACGTACACGACGAGCCACGGNCCGTCGTCGCGGTGCTCGACATCGTATCGCAGACCGACGCCGAAGCGGACGCCAGCAGGCGGATCGGGCGGCGGGAAGTGGCCGCGGATGATGTTGGAGTGTTTCCGATCGTCAGTCATACGTCAAGTTTACCACAAAGACGCCTCCGGGCGTCTTTTTCGTCTTACGGCATGACGCAAAACTGCCGGACTACGCCGACGGGCGTAAAACGGTTTGGAGGGATTGCCTGTGAGCGAAGAGATGAAGGAAACGATGACGCCCGACGCCGGGGCGCAAGACGGCGGCAATGTGGCGACTGGCGGGCAGGACACCGCCGGGCAAGACGAGCCTAAGAGCGACGTCAAGACGATCACGCAGGAGGAGCTTGACCGCATCATTCAGCAGCGCCTCCAGCGTGAGCGGAAAAAGTGGGAGCAGCAGATCGAAGAGGAGCGCCGCAAGGCGGCCATGACTGAAGCCGAGCGTCTGAAGGCTGAGAAGGAGGAGGCCGAGCGCAAGGCGCAGGAGGCTCAGGCCGCGGCCCATCGNCGCATCATCCAGGCCGAGGCTAAGGCACAGGCTTTGGCTCTGGGCGTGAGGCCCGAGCGCCTTGAGTACGCGCTTCGTCTAGCCGACCTCTCCGAAGTCGAAGTGGGCGACGACGGCGAACCGGATGCGGCGGCGATCAAAGCGGCGCTCGAGAAGGTGCTCAACGACTTACCTGAGCTTCGGGGCGCGACCGCCCCGGCCAAAAGCGGCTCCGAATTCCAGGGCGGCAACACGGCTGATCGCAACCCGTGGAGCAAGGAGCATTTCAACNTNACNGAACAAGGCCGCATCATGCGGGAGAACCCGCAGTTAGCGGCCAGGCTGATGAAAGAAGCGAAAGCGAAAAGGAGTTGATAGTTGATGGCGACGAAGATCGCTGACGTTATCGTTCCTGAGGTTTTTAACCCTTACGTCATTCAGCGGAGCATGGAGCTTTCGGCCCTTTACCAGTCGGGCATCGTGGCGAACAGCGCGGAATTTGACCGTCTCGCGAACAGCGGCGGTACGCTGGTGCACATGCCCTACTGGGAGGACCTGACGGGCGACGATNAGGTGCTCTCGGACCAGGCGGCGCTGACGCCGGGCAAGATNACCGCGGGACAGGACGTGGCTCGCAGGCAGGCTCGTGGTCGCGCTTGGGGCGTCAACGACCTTGCGCACCTGCTCGCGGGCGATGATCCCATGCGGGCTATCGGTGACCTTGTGGCCGAGTACTGGGCGCGCCGCTTCCAGCGCATCCTCCTGGCGACGCTGGAGGGCNTCTTCGCCAGCCCGTCGATGGCCGACAACGTGCACGATATCACTGCTGAGTCGGGGGACGCGGGCCTCATCAACGGCTCGACTTTCATCGACGCGACGCAGAAACTCGGCGACGCCAAGGGCCAGCTCACGGGCATCGTGATGCACTCGGCCACGGAGGCTTACCTCGCCAAGCAGCAGCTTATCGAGTATGTGCAGGAGGCCGATCAATCTGACCGCGTGCCGACCTACATGGGCAAGCGCGTGATCGTCGACGACGGCATCCCGTTTGATACCAATACTGGTGAGACCGTCACCTATATCTTCGGTCCCGGCGCGATCGCCTTGGGCAACGGCGACGGTATGGGCGCTGTNCCGCTCACCGAGACCGACCGCGACTCGCTGGCGGGCGAGGACTACCTCATCAACCGCCGTGTGTTCATCCTGCACCCGCGCGGTGTGAAGTGGACCGAGGCCGCCGTCACTGGTGCGTTCCCGACCAACGAGGAGCTCGCGAACCCGGCGAACTGGCAGCGGGTCTACGAGCCGAAGGCCATCCGCATCGTCGCCTTCAAGCACAGGGTGGCGTAAGTCATGGGCTTGACAGGCTTCAACCTTCGCAGGCGACAGCTTGCGGAGCAAAAAGCGGCGGGGGAGGCGTCCAAGGCGACGCCTCCACCGTCGTGTGACGCTACTGAGAAAAAACCAAAGCGACGCAAACGAGAAGGCGACGGAAAAACCGACGACGGCGACGAGTAGCAACGGGGAGGTGGCGCTCATGGCTTACGCGACCGAAGCGGACTTAGCCGACTACCTCGGCGTATCGATGGCGGACCTCCCCGCCGACGCTGAGCGCCTGCTACAGAGAGCCAGCGAAGAGATCGACTACTGGACGCTGGGGCGTGCCTCGGAAGGTGAGGCGACGAAGCTGGCGACGTGCGCACAGGTCGAGTGGTGGCTACAGCTGCGCGAGACGCTGGGCACCGATCTAGCGGGCCTCGACAACCTCCGGTCCATCTCGCTCGGCAAGTGGAGCATGACGTTCGGCGACGGCTCCGGCACCGGCGGCGGCATGCGCGGCCTTGCGCCGAGGGCGCGGCAGTACCTGCTGCTCGCGGGCCTGCTCTTCCGCGGGGTGAGGGCGCGATGAGGATCCCGCCTTCGCTCCGCCGGGAGACAGTCGTCGTGCGGCGCTACCTCGGGCAAGGTGCATACGGGCCTGTGTATGGGCCGCCAGAGGTGTTCACGCCCCCGGACAGGGGCGTCTATGTTGAGCCTGGGTTTCGCCGGGTAACAAATGCACAGGGCGAAGAGGTCGTGGCTTCGGTCACGGCCTTTTTTGATGCCTCTGCGGAGGGCATCACGCCCGGTTCACTCGTCGAGTGGGAGGGGCGCACGTACAAGGTGATCGACGCGCAGCCCATCCGTCCCTTTGGCCGTACCAATCACGTCGAGGTCGTGCTCCAGTCCACCGATGAGGGAGTGGAGTCATGAGCGACGTGCGTATGAGGTGGGACGGCGGCAAGGTGCAGGAGATGCTGCGACGTACGACAGTCAAAGCGCTGCGTGACACTGCCGAGGACCTCCTCACGGAGGCTAACAAAACGGTACCGTTGCGCGATGGCGACCTGATGCGCTCCGGCCTTGCTGACGTAGATGAGCGAGCGCTGGAGGCGAGCGTGTCCTATGGGCACGGCCCCGCCGCTCCGTATGCGGTGGTCCAGCACGAGCGCACGGATTTTCGCCATTCGGAGGGGCGTCGTGCCAAGTGGCTTGAGCTGGCGCTCGATGAAAACAGGACGCGCTATCAGCGGTACATCGCCGAGCAGATCCGCAAGACACTACGGGGGTGATGCGATGCTCGAAGGGATTGCGCAGTATCTCCACGACAAGGGCATCGTCACCTTCGATCCGATGGGCGTGGCGGGCGATATTTTCATGGAAACGATGCCGCCACAACCCCGCGACGCCGTAGCACTCATGTCTACGGGCGGCGACGAACCGCTGGTGCGTCACCCGTTTGACACGCGCAAATTCCAAGTGCTCGTGCGCGGCGGGGCAGACCCGCGGCCACCGCTGGCGCGGGCGGAGGCGATCTACGACGCACTGCAGGGCCTCGCCGGAGTGACGCTCCCCGACGGCACATATGTGGTGGCCATCGGGGCGGTCCAGGCGGGGCCTATTCGTTTGGGGCCGGACGAGAACGGCAGGCACATGTTCTCGCTTAACTTCTGGGCGCGCGTGCATGCGCCCACGGAGCACCGAAAAGGAGTGTGATAGCAAATGGCGTTCGTCGAGATCTTGGCTCGCGAACTTAAGGTCGAGATTAACGACGGCAACAATTGGCTCGAAATCGAGGGCATCACGACCATTGGGCACACGGCGACCAAGACGGATGCCGATACGGGCCATTTTCAGGCCGCCGGACGTGCCCGTCACATCGTGGCCGAACGCGGCGACGAGTTCACGTTCACCTGCGTTTACATGGTGGATCCGGACACGGGCGATATTCCTCCGGGGCATAAGGCTCTGCGTGAGCTGGGTTCGAAGATTGGCTACGAGTCCATCGGCGAGTTTCGCATCACTGGGCCTGGTGGATACGGCATCCAGTTCAAGGCTTCGGCAAACGTCGGGCAACCGAGCGGTGGCCGCAACGAAGCGGGCACGTTTGACGTGACGCTCACCGTCACGGACGACATCACCGAGGTCACGCCGTAACCGTAATTAAGGGCGGGGCTTCATGCTCCGCCCTTCTTCCGCTTTTGGAGGTGGAAATGTGGCGAAGTTTGTCGACTTTGACGCGTTTTGGGAAGAGACGAAACCAGAAGAAGCAGAACCTAAGCAGATCAAAGTCTTTGGTGAAGTCATCGACCTGCCGACCACGCTCCCGGCGCGCATCATGCTCAAGGCGATGCGCTATCAAGAGGACGATAGCCGCGGCCTTGGCGAGCAGTTGGAAGCCTATATCGACGACCTTAAGCTGTTCGTCGGCTCGGATCGCGTGGAGCAGTGGCTCGATCGTGGCATTGAAGCCGTGCAGATCGTGCAAATCTTTACGCATATCATCGGCCTTTACTTGCCTGCCGCTGAGGATGGCGACGGAGAAGAGGGAAACGCAAAGGCCCCCGCGACGGGGGAGACGCCGAAGAAGCAAGGTCGATCCTCGAAGACTGGCCGCTGATTGAAGCTGACTTCCTGCGTGAATACCGTATTGACCTACGCGAAGCGCTGCGGGATGACACATTCTCCTGGCGGCGCTTTTTGGCGTTGGTGCGTGGTCTTTCGCCCCAGAGCGCTTATGCCAATGCCATTGCGTATCGGCGGCACAAGAGCGACAAAGGAGGCGGCGAGATGCGCAGGATTACTGATCCCCAAGAGGCGACGATGTACTTGCGTGGACTTGTGACCAAGAAGGCGGGGTGATCGTGTGGCGCTGCAAGTGGGCGAGCTTTACGCCCTGTTAAGGCTTGACGATGCAAAGTTCAAGCAGTCGCTCGAAGACGCGGAACGTCGAATGAGCGACCTTGCGAAAAAGAGTTCCGCAGCTTTTGCGGCCATCGCCGGGTCGATCACCGCCGCCGCCATCGCCGGGGGACGGTACGCAGACCAGATGCAGGCGATTGCCGGGCAGACGGGCCTCGCGGTAGAGAGCGTGCAGGCGCTCTCGCATGCCGCCATGCGGTTTAACGCCGACCTTGGGCTTCTCCAAACGAGCTTGCGGGCGTTCGTGCGTCGTTCCGCCGAGGCGGCGCAAGGCAATATGACGTTCCTTNCGACCTATGAGATGCTGGGTATTTCNCAGCAGGAAGTGGCCGCGGGACTGCACGACATTGAAGGGTTGTTCCTCCTCGTCGCGGAGCGGATTTCCCGTCTGCCCACGGAGGCGCAACGGTCTGCCGCCGCCATGCAACTTCTCGGCGACGCAGGTCGCCAGCTTGTTCCGATGCTGTCACAGGGCGCGTCCGGAATCCGAGAAGCGATGGAGGAAGCGCGCCGTCTAGGCATCGTTACCCGCACTGAAGCGGTAACCGGCCTTGCCGACTTTGTAAGCGAGTTGGATGTTCTGCGGGCGCAACTTAGCGGCGTGTCGCGGACGCTGGCCGCTGAATTCGTGCCGACTATGAAGGCGGCGGTCTCTCTGCTCTCGCAGGGCGTCGCTACCATCTCCAACATGGACGAAAGCACGAGCCGTCTCGTGGGCACCATTGGCATCGGCGCGGCGGGCTTNGTTGGCTCCATGGCGGCGCTGACGACCGCCACGTGGGGCGCGGTGCGGGCGTGGCAGGCNCTCTCTGTGACGCTTCGCCTTGCGTCCGGCCCCGCTGGATGGATCGCCCTAGCGGCAAGTGCAGTGATATCGCTCGCGGCTGGACTTGGTCTGGCAGCATTCCATGCCAGACAGGCGAGTAAGGACGTCCAGAGGTTCTCCGATCTCGCAGACTTGGACCGCGAGCTTGAGCGTGTGAACCGTGAACTCGCCGAAGCGGAAGCTCGGCTAAAAGAGCTTCAAAAGCAGTGGAACGCCCCCGTTCCCGGCGGCCCGCGGGTTACGGTTCGCGCGGTTCTGGAAGCGGAGACGAGCGTTAAACGGTTGCGCGAGTACCGAGACGCTCTATTGC